ATAATTATTTATTAATAAAGTAATTTTTGAATTACCGGTAAGCACTTGAAAGTCTGGTATAAATCTTTTAACTGACATTATGTATTCACCGTCTCCTTGTAAGTTAGCAATATTATTAGAGTTAGTAATATCATAATCACCGGATTGTATAAAAGCATCAATAGAGGTTGTACCAGATGAATTTATTTGATCGGTTCCGGTTTCATGAGCATAGTAAGTTGATGCGCCATAAGTTGCTGTAATACCTTGAATTGGAAAATTAGGTAGAGAGGTCGAATTGTATTCCGTTGCATAAGGCAGATCAAAAAGTCCTTGATCTACATAACTAGTTCTAGCTAATGATGAGGTAGTCCAAACCTTTTCTGCGTAATTATATACTACACATCTATTAATTTGTTGAGATCCAAACTCAGGATAAAACCAATTAATTTCATTATATAAAGTATTATGTTCTGCATAAACCAATTGATTTGAACTTTGGTTAAGTCCTAAATTATCTCCTGTTGTGCTAAATACAAAGTCTTCAACCTCACAAGGAATAGATTTTACAGTACCATCATACTCAAAAAATCCACCTTCACCAGACATCCAAAACACAATACCATTAGAATAACTTAATGCATTCTGACCAATCAATCCACAGTTAGTACCCACTTGTCTAACACTAAATGTAAAAGGTGGTCCAACATATTGAATGACATATGCAGAAGTATCTGTTAATACTAGTGTATAATCTTTACCCGACACTGCTCCAATAATTTCATTACCTTTATCTAATCTAAACGTTCCTGCAGTATTAGTTGCTGTCGGTTGATACACATTAAAATTTTCTTGATCACTAAATCTTATAAACATTGGATCTTGTGTGGTATTATCTCCAATTGTTGTCTCTGTACCAAAATGAAATACATGTCTATCTCTATCTGATACTTGAGTTAATCTTGTTTTAGTGGGAGCACCAGACATAACAACTGCTCGGTTTGATCTAGGAGTTGCTGCGCCCGCGTTCCATGTAAATGTTTTACCATTATGAATAGTTGCAACAAGTATTTGACCAAAATTATCTAAAGACCATAAACCTGGATCTAAGACCACGTTACTAGTTGCACTTGCAGTTCCCCATGTACCTGAACTCCATGTGTCTGTACCCCAACCTAAACCTGCAGTTTGAAAAGTAGGACCAACAATTTCATAAGGATCAATTTGTGCGGAACCAGTTCCAACAGTTGTACTTGCTGAATTAGAAGGCATAATAATTTCAAAATTATTAGAACCTAAATTTGTGGATTGTACTTCAAATGTATTTTCTGTAAAATCAGTTGTTGCATAACCTGAACCTGATGGAACAGTAACAGATGAAAATGTTATGTATCTTCCAGCTAATAATCCATGTGATGTTTTATTAACAGTAACTGTAGCAGAACCGGATGTTGCATCAAAGGTAGCTCCAGTGATAACATCATTATCTAAAGGACTAATGTCAAAAAAATTACCTTCATAATATAAAAATAAACCTTGTGAAGTTCCTATTGCCACATATTTTTCACCAGCGATACTAGCAAACGCATGTTGTGCTCTTGCTGCACCTGGTAATGTATTATTAGAGTTAGTAAGTTGACTCCAGCCACCTATCTTTTCAGGTAAACCGTATCTAAATCTTACAAAGTCTCCATCAACCCATTGTGATTCACCACCTGAGTCTGTGACCATTTTATTAAAACCAGGTTTAAAGTTAAGTTTTTGTAGCATACTTTAAAATATACCAGTTTGTTTGTTATAGCAAGTTGTCTTATCTAGCTGTTCCAGGTATTCCAGTTGAAGTTACAAATGGATTTTCAGCAAAAGCCATATACATATATGTAGTACCATTTTGGTTTTGTCCACTTCCAGTATTTCTTATTTTAAATCCATTTGATAAAAGATCTGTAACCTCTCCATCACTCTCTGTATCTCCATTATTTGCAAATAATCTTTTACCAGCACCATTAAATGGATTTCTACCATTATCATAAATAGCCCAGCTTCCACCTCCTGAAATAGCTTTTTGCACTACATAAGCTGGCTTAAATCCTGTATAAACAAATGGTCCGTCTGAACTTGAATTTCCTGTGTATTTTCCAAATTTAGAAAATCCTTTTTTCTCCACAAAACAATAAAATACAAAAGTTCCACTAGAAGCATTTACATCACCTGATGTACCTACACTAAATACTGAAGAAGTTGGTGCTGTATTGTTCCAAGTAGCACTGTTACCAGATTGTTCTCCACCATCTGTATTTAAAAATAGTATATGAGAAGCACTTGATAAATTTTTATTATAAACTCTCCATTCTGAACTTCCGCTATCTCTCCTTTTTCCAATAATCATTGCTGGAGCTGCACCTAATCCATGACCTATTGTTGCATTTGAGCCAGTTCCAGTTGTTGTAACTACACTAAAACCTGATGTCTGATTTGCAGAAACAGTTGAGGTTATGCTTCCATCAGAGTTTGATGCAGTTCCATTAGCAGCTAACCAATTCCAACTAACAAATGTTTGTCCATTTTGATTTACCTCACCTCTATTACCTAAAGAAAATCCATCGCTATTAAAAGAAGTAAGACCAGCTGTTTCTGTAGCTTCAGCAATTGTTCCATTTGTTCTTAATTCTTTTGTAGCACCTCTATTAATGTCATACACAACATTTGCATTAGAAGCACTCCGACATTTAATCCAAACCCAATCAGGCTGAAAATTTACACCAGTAATTGAACGGCTACTCTCATTACCAGTATATAAAACTGTATTAAAATAATCGTCTGATTTATCTATATCTGTGTAAGCCATTATCCATACTCCGCTAAGTTTTTAGAATTAATTGCATAATATCCTGATGGTACAGCATATTCAAAGTTTCCGTAACCATTACCATCACTATTTCCTGATGAGATGGAAAAAGGTGGAGAGCCAAAGTTTGCTTCCCAAGTTTTAGCAGTATTTACTCCACCATCTCCAAATGCTGGAAAATAAAGTCCATTTAATGTTCCTGTTGGATCTTCAATTGATATTGCAGATGATGGAGTTGATTGATTCCATGAACCTGAACCATTTCCCCATTGTCCGTCAACTCCCCAATAACAATTATTATTATCTAAATCCAAGGCTATTTGAATAATTGCTCCAGTATTAAAAGCAGCACCATAAGTAGTTCCTGTTGCCGAACTTGCATAAATTTTACCATCATCTTCAAATACTGAATATTGATAAACACTTTCTCCTAAAATATCTGTTGAAGAATCTGGAGGTCTGTCACTAATTCCAATATGATTCCATTTATCTGATGGTGTTGAACCACCACTAGCCACATATTTAATTTCCCAATACCATTTTCCTTGCGAAAGACCAAAGGTAGCCCTATTCCATGCTCTATTACTATTTGTTGAAACAACTCTTAAATTACCTTCGCTAAAAGTTGAACCAGCATAATAATTATCTAGTGGATTCATTGTTGGATAATTATTTGTGCAAGTATCAGTAGATTGATCTATGCTAGTTAAATTATTAACTGTAAAGTTATTTCCATTTCCTGAACTATCTTCTCCTAAAGCTGCTGAATTTCCAAAATTAAAATAAAATCCATTTGTGCCAAAAGTTAATCCAGATACATCTATAGGTTTCCATATCCCGCTATCGTCAAATTCTCCAAGGTCTGTTGGATCTAATTGTTGTCCATCAATAAATACAAATTCTGACATATAACCATTCCATCCATGATTAGTATTATTGGTATCCATACCAACTCTGTGCAAAATATTATCGTTAAAATCTCCAACATGATTTAATGATGGATAACTTGATGTTGCAAAACTTGTTTCTTGAACACCGTTAATGTACATTTTAACTCTATTAGATGACGTTCCTTGAGATGTATCTACAGCAACCACTACATGATACCAAGCACTAGGATCTCTAAATAATCTATTTGTCTTTATATCAGCTGCTGCTCCACCACCTATTGTGTATCTTAACTGATCACTTGTTTCAAATCTGATAAAATCTCTAGTATTTCCAGCACCAGCTGACACATCTGCTGCTATAATAAAACTTTCATCTGATATATTTGATCTCTTTATCCAAACAGATATTGTGTAAGTTTTCCTATTAGTATCGCTACTAAAAGTTCTATACAAATAATCGGTACTTCCATCATCAAATCTACATGAGTTATCAACATTATAACCCCCTGCTGCCGATTGGTTTCCTCCAACTATTAACACGTTAGATTACCTCCTCTGGCCACTCTCCTAAAGGTCTTGTAGAACTTCCGTCTGCTTGTTCTATATATTCGTATAAAGTTTTTAATGCATCAACATCAGCTGCGCCATCTATCGCAGTTTCCATTTGATTTGATTTAGTTCTAACTGCTGCTCTATACGTTGTAATATCTGCAGGTACAGTATAATCAGCAACTTCAGTTGCTTTAACCACATACCAATCTGTTTTAGCAAGTAAT